GTTGCATTGCACGGGCACTATGCCCACCCATTTTTTTACGAGCTTTAGCCTTGGCTCTCGCCCACTTAGCAGGGTCCTTCTTTTTTGCTGTTTCAGCCATAGTTCTCAAAGCCTCCCGCTGGTGGACCGCTCGTCCTTCTTGCCACGCTCGCGCTCAATCTTGTATTTCTTAGCTCTAGTCTTGGCCCGCGTTGCTTTACTCATTTCACCACGGCGTTTGCCTTTGTCCGTGGCATCATCTGTGCCTTTACGAAGATCACCACTCTTCTGGAGTGTGCTGGTTCCAATGGCATACGCAGAGTCCTTTGACATACCAGGATTCTCATCCATGATGCTGTGGACTGCCTTTCGGAGGATGGCAGGATCTTTGTCGGCCATAGATTTCAGAGCCTTTGTCTAATAGTAGTCCGATATATGACCGCTACAAATGCGACACCGACAGATTGACGAGGCAAGTTAAGGGCTAAACTTACAAAGTAGTTTACGGGAGGATTGTCGGCGAATGTTTGTCGATAATGATTTTCCGAAGCTACTCGGTGCAGAGCTGTATCGTCCCCACCCCGCTTACATCGTCGAGATGGCTGCGGAACCTGTGGTGGTGCATGACTTCAGCAAGCAGCCCGGCCAGACTGTCCAGCTCGATCGTTATCGTTTCTTCGGGAATCCTGGTTCCAAGGAGTCACGTGAGCGTACCGCTGAGCAGACAATCGGAACTGCTAACAGCCGGAACATTGTCAAGGACAAGGTCCTCGTTACTTTGAAAGAGTACACGGGTCCTGCCGATAGCAATGATCCGACTCAGCCGAGTACCTTCAAGATTGCGCGTGAAACACTTATCACCGCGCAACGTCTTCTTCTGGACACCGGAAATCTCACAAGTTTCCACCAATCAATCGGCTCACTGACGCTGCTTGATGATTACAGAAGGTGGCGTGATCGTGTCTTCATTAATGAACTTCTGAAGGCCGTTTCAAAAGGTCAGTCTTCTGATCAATCCGGTGGATACTATTTCCCCGGCAACCTTCCTGTTGGTGACCTCACTTACACCAACAACCAGCAAGCTAAGTTCGACGTTAAGGATGACCTCCTAAACGTTGTTAAACAGCTTCGGAAACGCAACACACCGACCTATCAAGATGGGTTTTATCGATGTGTTTGTGATCCAACATTTCTGATGCATCTGCGTCAGAATTCAGACTTTCGCGAGGTGGCACGTTACCCCGGTAACGGTCAAATTAATCCTCTCATGTCAGCTATGCAGCCTAACGCTGCTATCTACATGGGCCAAGGATTTGGTCAGGCTACTTTCGTGGCTGGCGAGCCAATCATGCCGACTGGCTTCGTCTTTGAAGGTGTGCGATTCTTCGAATCGACCAACATGCCTTCGCAGCAAGAGAATGCAACTATTGCATCCGTGACCAAGAATTATCCCGCTGCAATCGGGATGTTCTTCGGGCCACAGGCTGTTGGGGTTGGCATCGGCGGGAATAATGCGCAGGTGCTCCTCAACAACAACGATGATTTCAGCAGGTTCGTTATGCTGATCTGGAGTCTCTATGCAGGCTTCGAGATGCTTAACGCTGACTTCATCACAGATGCCTACTCATTCGTAGTGTAGGAGGTATCTAAATGGGTTATTCCAATCCTGCAGACCTGGCGATGATTAACCCTCGCCAGCTCTCCGTTACCAAGATTTACCCTGGTAACTACAGCAACGTTCTGCGTTACTGGCACGAAGTTTCTTCGTTCAGTTTCCAGGACCCCAACGGCATTGACCGCACTTACACCAACCAGCCCATCGGCGGCCCTGTTGGTGTCGTGTTCAAGCCGGGTGTTATCGCCCAACAGGCGATCGGCTATGTGGACCTTTCCTTCCAGGATCTGGGTTCACTGAACCAAATGTCGTATTACATGAAGCCTTACGGCTCAGGTAATGCCGGTGGCTATCCGACTTTCAAAGAAGCGGATGTCATCATTCCCTCTCCTGACTTCCATAAGGACGTTCGCCCTGACTTGACCCAGGAAATCCTGGTTCCCTCAGGTGCATGGCCTTATCGCGCTTCACTGCGTCTGTCAGGTGGCAACGTTGTTAACACCAACGTGGCTGGTTCCCCTGGTGCTCCTGCACTTGCTTTGGCACCAGGTAACACTGGTTATGTTCCGAACGTCACCGCTTCTGGTGGATTCGCTGCTGTGATCGTGGGCTCCGGCACCACAATCATCAATGGCGAAACCGCCCAGGCCACGATGTTCGACAACTCCTCTGTCTACGAAGTCACTGATGTGGCTGGTGAGCAGTGGAAGCTGTACTCGGTCTATGACCAAGGTGGCGGCGGTTCAGGCATCCTGCCTGGCTCCGGAACCTACGATCCTCGTGCAGGAGCGAACTTCCTTGCTGGTGACCTCAAGGCACTTGGCATTTGTGAAGTTTGTTGGGTTCTTCCCGATCAACCACCCGAGCGTGATGATCTGGTTCTCCAGCCTGACGGTCTGGTTGAATCTCAGGTCTACACCTCGACTGTGCCCCGCGCTCGCTAGTCGAGCTAAGCTGGGTACGAGCACAAGCGAAACTCCGACCCTCGGCTTCAAGCACCGAGGGTTTTTTATTGACTTAGCGCTAATATGCTTCCAGTTAGCGTTGAACACGTGGCTGTCGTACAGGTTCCTATGGAGTACACATTCATCCCCACTGGTGTCAAAGTTGCGATTCTGAGTGAGCATGACAACGGTGAGTACAAGATGTGCCGTTCTATAACCACCGGGAAAGTCTTCTACGCCCACTCCACACAGATCAAGGCAGAGGAAGCAGCTGTGGAGGAGCCACCCAAAAAGACCCGTCAACGCCGTGGTCGTCAGGTAGCAAAACCTGATGTGAATGTGCAGCAGGCTTTCGCACGAGTAAATATCAATGCTGCAACTCCTGAAATGCTCACTCAAACTTTGAAAGGCATTGGCATGAAGACTGCTCAAGAGATTAAGGATCTCCAGCGATCTATGCCTGGGGAGCGTTTTTCAAAACTTGATCAGTTGAAGTCAATCTCTAAGGTTGATTGGGATGCAGTGCTTGACGACAGCGTGTACGTAGAGTGAAAACTCAGCGGTAGACTGGAGACACGGTCTGCAGATTAACAAGTGGCTCGACTTAGTCAGGAAGAGCTAGAGCAGCTACAGAGCTATCTTGCGCAGCAGGGGGTTGTATTTCAACCGGATACAACCGATGCGACTAAACGCGAGGTAATATATGCTGCGATAAACCAGCTAACCCGTAATCCTCCTCAGGTTTTTGGTTATGCGCTCGACGACTATAACTTCTCTCGCGTCAGTTATCATCTTGCTTATAATATTGCTACTGTGCCTGCTGGTGATTACGCAAGACTTGTCGAAGCTTGCAACTCCATACCCTCAGAATTTTATTACGACAAAATTATTCAGCAGATTGAGCGATGTGAGGTTGCTGAAAGGGACACTGAACTTGCCACTGGTCGGCAAACGAGTCGACAAGAGACCATCTTCGGGGACGTCAGCAGGAACATCAACATTCAGGATAAGCGAGAAGTGTCACGGATATGGCGTGAGAACTACATGTATGAGTGTGATCGTCTAGCGCAACAACTTTATGTACCCAATTATCGTGACCCTGTTGCTGCTAGATATCGCTTTGAACGTAGTGGAGCTGAGTTCATCCAGGCGATCCCAGGACCCCCTGATACTGCACGAGCAGACAGATTGTTCTTCGGATACCACTGGCATTAACGGGCTAAAATAGTCAGTAGCAGTTACCTTCCGCGATGTCTTTAACTTCGTTAGTAAAGCAGTTCGCGACTAGGTACGGAGATGACGTGTTGCGTCTTCTTCAAAGGCGTGGCGATGACGTCGTAGGGCAGACAAGTGCACTGTCACGTGCTGGCACAGCTCGTAATTTCACAAAGCCTAGAGCAGCAGCAACACGAAGACCAACTATAGATCCAGTACCTTCTAGTGCAGCAGATAGAACACAAGAAGCTAGAGATTT